TGGTGTGCCAGACTCGTCAGTGATAGCAAATTCTGCCTCCCAAGTCCAGTCAACTGGGTTCAGGTCAGCATCATTAGTTGCCACCAAACGAATACCCTGAGAACCGTCAGGGCCAAGCAGGTAACCATTAGTATCAAGAGTAGCCTCAACCTTAGACGGCACAATAGTGACTGGGTTAGGCGAAGCACCAGCATCCTTTAGGAAAACTGGTGAAGGCTTAAAGAAAATCGAACCCTTGGCAGGAACGCCATCTGGGGCCGAATCACCATCGCTGCCATCGGCATAAGCAAGCAGGAAACGACCAACTACAGTGCCGTAACCTACATTTGATGGAAGAGCCATTAATTAATCCTAAAGAGTCGTCAAGTCCAGAGTTGCACTACCGGACAGGCTGAAAGTCTGGTTAGGTAGGCTTTGAAGGGTTGCGCCATCTGTGTCGGTAAGTCTATACTGTGCGGTCCAAGTCCAACCAGTCGGTTGGTTGTCTGTGTCGTCAGTTGCAAGTAGACGAACGCCACGAGTATTGTCTGAGCCAAGCAAGTAGCCTTCTTCATCTAGTTGACAAACAACTGGGCGAACAAGAAGAGTTACAGGGGCTGGAAGTCCGGTAGCGTTACGAAGACGCTCAACAGATGGCACAAAAACAACACTGCCACCGCAGGCTACACCATCTGGATAAAGATCAACATCTGGACCATCACCATAGGCTAGCAAGAAACGACCAACTACAGTTCCGTAACTGATATTGGATGGGAGTTCGTTAGCCATAATACTCTATTCTACCAGACCTAGGCGCTTCCGCCGTCAATGATTGAACCGTCAAAAGTTCCAGTTTCACCTTGAGGTCCTTGAGGACCAACAAGACTATCTAACCATTCCGCTTCTGTTCCAGTGAAACCATCAAGTTGTGCAACCTGATAGGCCGATAAACCAGTAAGTCCTTGAGGCCCAGTAGCGCCAGTAGCACCTGTAGCGCCAGTAGCGCCAGTAGACCCAGTATCACCTTTAGGCCCCTGTGGACCCGTAGCGCCGTCAGCACCGTCAGCACCGGTCGGACCGGTAGCACCTGTAGCACCCGTTGCTCCCTGCGGTCCCATAGGACCAGTTGGTCCCTCTGGACCTGTAGGCCCCATAGGCCCCACGTCACCTTGCTGCCCTGTAGCACCCGTAGCCCCGACTTCACCTTGAGGGCCAGTAGTCCCTTGAATACCCTGATCTCCTTGTGGACCTTGAGGTCCAGTTGGTCCTGTGTCTCCTTGAGGACCTTGTAAGCCTTGCTCTCCCTGTAATCCGTCTGCACCATCTGCTCCCGGTTCTCCCTGGGGACCCTGCGGGCCAGTAGGCCCTTGTGGTCCAGTTGCGCCATCTCCACCACCGCCACCGCCGCCAGCGGATTTACGTGAGTCAAGCTTTTTAATTTCAAGCTCAACCTTATCGCCCCAATCCTGCGATTGCGCAGGCAGATTGGAGTCGGGGAAGATAATCATTCTCTTATTATACCTTAGTAAACAAGCACACCCCCGGAGCGAAGAAAAGCTCTACGGGGGTGGCTCATGTGAACACAACACAGTAAGGCAGGAGAAACCTTACACGATTATTTTAGCACAAAGAAAAACCCACGACCCGAAGGTCGAGGGCTTTTCAGTGAGAGTGTTATTATGCACCGGCTCCAGTTGAAACCATGGTACCAGCAGGTACTAGGAATCCACCAGTTGCGATGTGACGAATACGCATCTCGAAATCGTCGTTGTCGAATGAACCGTCACGAGCAGGTACGTCGCCGCCACCTAGGAAGGTTCCACCGTTCATCTTGATGCGAAGCTCTGGGCTTTCGTATCCACGTAGGAAACCAAGTGCAACAGAAGGGTTCAAGGTTGCTGATGGAACTGGAATTAGGAACCAGTAAGCATCTGCTGAACCGTTGATCTTCTTGATCCATGGGTTAACAACGATCTCAACCTGTGAACCGATTGGGTTACCAGTTACGGTACGGGTTAGGATGTCACCAGAAGTTACATCTGTCTGAACTGACTGCACAGCAAGAATCTTGCGAGCGGTCAACTCAAGAGCAGCAGGAATAACAAGAGCGAAGCGAGAAATTGGTGTAACTGGCTTGCCGTTGTATGACTGCAAGTTTGCAGCCTGGATTGCTAGTTCTAGGTTCTCTAGAGTTAGCGCACCGTTACCTGAGAATAGGTTCTGGTTAGTTGAGTTGAAGTTAGTGGTGTTAATGCCACCAGTAGCAACAAGCTGCTTGGTAACTTCTTCATCTTCCTTGCCGGCAGCCTTAAGAGCAAGCTCCTGAGGTAGACGCTCAAGTAGACCAATGTTACCGTCGTTAACGATTGCTTCCCATGAGAAGCGGATACGCTGACCGGCCTTCTTTAGCTGAACTGACTGCTCAGTCGCTGCAAAGAATCCAGCAGTTGGGTACTCGTCGTACTCGCCAACAGTTGGAAGTGAACCGTCACGGAACTTGTCGCCTGCGTTGTCCTTGCCATCATCTTCGTACTGAAGGTTTAGGAAAGTCTGAGGACGGAAGTCGTCAAGCACAAGCTTGGTAGCGAACATGTCCCAAACCTTTGGGGCAGCAGCATAGTTAGCAAGAAGGATCTTGTTAATTGCTGGGGTTAGCTGAACTGGCAGGTCAGAGGTAGAGATACCTTCCTGCAGCTTTAGCTTGTCCATACGGTCGCCGTTTAGTGCACCTTCAAGAAGCTGTGCGGCCTCGACGTGGCGCTTTGTAATGTTTTCAGTCATGATTCCCTATCCTTACGCTGTCTGTACTAGACGTACGTAGATGTCGCCAGCGGTTGTAGTTGACTTTGCAGTAACTGCGTGACCGATGAACTTGTTACCAGAAGCGGTAACGTTGATAACACCCTGTGAAGTGCGGTAAACTGCTGCGCCAACAGTAACTGCTACTAGGGTTGAAAGCTTAACAACGCCATTGAACTTAAGAGTGGTGTAGTAGTTACCATCTTCGCCAACAGCAGCGTCACGCTGTGCTAGGCCAACAAGTGCACCAACCTGAACCAAGTCGCCAGAGTTAACTGTGCTTGCAACAGGAAGGACTAGCTCATTGCCGTCTTTGTAAGTCTCGTTAAGAGCCATTTACTTTCCTTACTTCTTTGAGATGCCAGAGACGATAGCGTCAAGTGCATCGGCGTTAGTTGTTTTTACTGATTCCTGGATTGAACCAATGGTGTCCATTGCTTCAACTACAGGCTTTGCTGACTCAGTAACAACAGAAGCAAGGTAAGCCTTCTCATCTGCAATTAGTTCGTCAACGGTCTTTGTGTTAGTCTCAACCTTTAGTGACTCTGCAACACGTGCAATAGCCAACTTAGGTAGACCTGATTCGTTGAACTTCACAGCAACGTCTACAGGGTCAACTGCTTCAGTCTCGTCAGCAACTTCAGCGTCAGCCTCAGTGCCTTCCTCAACTTCAGCAGGAGTTGCAGACTCTACAAGAACCGAAACCGATTCGCGCAGAGGGCTGATAGCTTCAACAAAGGTAGCCTTAAGGTCTGCAACAGCAGCCTCGAACTCTTCCTTAGTAATCATGCTTTCATTTCCTTCCGAAAGAGACTCAGACAATTCTGAAACTCCTTCTTTTCTGGTGTAACTTTCAAGCAGTGACAAGAACTTGCCACCCGCTCCGGCTACAGTGACAACATCGACGCTGGTTAGTGGGTCTGCCACTAGTGCTTCGATGATTGGCCCTTCTCGGCCCTCTGCCTCTCCGACCTTGGCTTCACCAAGAGCGTGGATTGACAAACCAACATCCCCAGCCATCTCACGAATAATCGGAGCATAGTGGGAATAAAATTCAATATCGGCAACAAGGCCGTTCTCTGAAAAAATAGCATCGCTAGTCAGCTTTCCAGCCAACTGGTGCACATCACGTTCTGGACGATCGTGGGCTTCGTTCATTGAAGGGTGGTTCATGAAAACCTTTGTACCCTTTTTGAAAACGGTTGGGCCATAAGCCGCAAGCATATCTGCACCGTAGTAGCCAGAAGAACCCCAGCCCGCCTCAATTACTTTTACACGCCACTTGTTACCCTGTGATGGGGCAACTGCGAGGGCCAAATTCTCGTTTAGCTGAACGGTCATACAAAATCTCCGAAAGTTATCGTCTTGAGATTATTGTAGCATACCTACAAAGAATGTTTTAAGCTATTGGTTTATTATCTGCAGTGCGCAAATCATTTGCGTTGTTTTGCATTGAGCCAACTGCTCCAGAATTTCCCTGCGAAGGAATCGCAGAAGAAGCATTAGGGTCCGTTGCGTTTTGATCAACTGGAGGAGTTGGGTGCATCTTCTTAACATCCAAAGTCTCAAGCACAGCATCACGGAACTCATCCTGCCAAATTGCCTGAGACTCGTAAGCCAAAGCAAGCGACTGCATCAAACGCTGAGAAGACTCAGTCTCAATCTTAGGCCACTCAACAGTTGTGCCCTTACCGCCAAGCAAGTTAAGCACACGCTTGTAGAACAAAGTCCAAACCTGCTGACGAGCCTCCATAGCCTTAACAGTCGGAACGTCCAAAGTCTGAGCAGTACCATAAGCGCCAGAAGAACCCGGGTCTGAAAGCAAAGCCACAATCGAAACCTCAAGAGCTGAAGCAACCATCGAAGCCAAAGCACGACCGTCACCCAAGTTCACACCTGAACCACCACGAGGCAAAGCGTTCATTTCCATGTCGCCAGTTACAGCAATCGAACCAGCAGTAGACGGGGTGGCAATCGCAGCCGCAGCGTTAGTTGCACCGTTCTTAGTCTTGTTCTTAAACTGCCAAGCAAACATTGACAAAGCCTTCAACATGCGGCTTCCGTCTTTCAAAAATTCGTTGTATGCGTGAGCCCAAGGCATTGCAGCCAAAGCATCAGGAACACCCCAAACAGTTCCAGCACGACGATTCACACGAGAATCTAACATGCGGAAGTTCTGGTCAACAGGCTGACCGTTAATGCTGGTAGCATAACGACCCTCAGGAATATAAACATCTGACGGGTACCAAACGTTCAAAATGGTTTCTTTAGTCTTACCGCCAGCAAGTTCCTGCTCACGACGAGTCCAAGTACGACGGAAATAACGAACACGCTCAGTGTCATCAGGGTCAGTCACAACAGCACTAATCTGGTTAAACGGAACACGCTGGAAAAGTTTAGTGCTCATGTTAAATAACATGAAGAACTGGCCATCAGTGAAGTGGCTACGCTCGTTAACAACCTGCGCCTCTGGTGAAAACAAAACCTCTTGATTCTGCGGCTCATCAATGAAACGCTGAACACGAGGAGGCAAATCACCAAAAGCAACACCACGACCAAAAATGTAAGACGTGCGCAAACCAGAACCACGCTTCAAAAGTGGGTTACCATCTGAAGTTTCACGAATACGAGCAGCAGCATCCTGCAATTCCTGAAGGTCAAAGCCATCAGTTGTGCTGTTAATAGTGTTCCAGCCCTTGTCATCAAAGGCAAGAACGGCCTGGGCCATTGAACTATAACTCTCACGGAGCAATTCATTCTCCGCAATCTGTGCCTGAAGCTCCTCAGAAAGGTTATCAAAAGCCATAAAAAAGTCCTTAAAAGTAAGTTAAAACTATTCTATCACGATTAAAAACGTGATTACCAAACCCAATTATCATAAAAAGCAAACTCTTTATTAAAATTATCTGGATCAAACGTCACAATGTCGCCAGGTTTCTTACCAGCATACGGGCCCTCAAACAGTTTAGACAAGTCAACAGAAGCATAAACAGCAGCATCTAAGTTGTCCGGAGAGCTAACACCACGCCCACGCATGTCATCTTTCGACTCAATCTGAATAGAACCAGTCGAATGAAACTTGTAACGCAACATCATTAATTCATCAACGAGTTCACTGTCGTCCGGATCCAAATCAATGCGGCCCGACAACATTTGCTCACGAAGACTATCAAAGTTATAAGCACGGGCATTAAACCAGCGAGTACGGTCAGGAGAAGCAGCGGAACCAAGCATAGAGATAACGGTATAGATACCCTCACCCATAGCGGCCAACTGGTCAACCACCGGACCACCAAGTCCCGCACCATCAACACGGACCTCCCGACATCCAAGTTCCAAAGCTGCCATATGAACCCTGTTCGCTGACTCAAGTGCCGAGGCTTTACTCCACGAAGCATACTTGCGAACTCTTCCGCCACGGTTCGTGTAAATAACCGAATCGTCCTCACCAAACCGGGCCAAGTCGACACCCATAACAACAGGGATTTCTTCATCTTCAACAATCTCAACATCCATAGCCTTATCTAAAGCGACTTGTGAGAAGAAGGCAGTATCATCCTCATCAGGGAACTGGCCCAAAACCTTCGACTTGTAACGGGCAGACTCTTCGCCCCAAGCAATCTTCTGACGCTCAACCCACTCAGGCTGAATCAACAGTGGTTTAACTTTATCAGGAACCCACTCGCCTGTAAAGTTTGGTGTATCAAACGCCGAAATGTGAATCTTATTCCAAGTATCATCCTCGCGGAAAATACGGTGGAACTCTGTAGCACGACGGTCAGGGTTGCCAATAGCCAACACTCGAGAGTCTGCAGAAGTCGTAACCGCTTCAGCCGCAGTATACAAATCCGTTGGAATACCACCAGCCTCATCCAAAATCACA